AGGGCAGATTAACAACTTGATTGAATTAGGGTTATTTAATGTCTTTATTCGTAAATTTCGAAGGAAATCTTAAAAAGGTCTTGCTGGGAGATTATCGCGTATGAGCCAACTAAGTGGCTCCCCGAGCCCTCCTTACTGGGAACTATTAACGTTCCAATGGTGGAATTTAAGCGTAAGTTGCCGCTGCAATTAAGAAAAGCCGCTTAACTGTATATTTTTTGAATAGTTCCCCCCTTACGAAAACTTGCCCTAACGCTGCGGTTTACGCTGCATGAAAATAGCAGTATGAAGCCAGACAAAAGCAAGTTTTTAGAGCCTCGTAAGGACATTACATTCAAATGTGATGTGTGTTTGCACATCTGGGATTCAGAGCCGGAAGAGGTAGTAGACGATGATAATTTGTCTCACCCGTATCGATATTTTTCTACGTGTCCGTCATGCCGGTCGCGGTCACAACAGATTTCGTGGCAACGAGGGCTTTTTAGTAGCTACGTAAAGTCGACCGGTCCTAAAACCCTCGAAGGCAAAGCCGCCTCTGCAGCTAACTTGGACGGCCACCCCACGCCAGAGGAAGCGCTAAGAACGCGATTTAATGCGTTGAAACATGGCGCAGCGGCAAAGCAAGCGCTCTATTTCCCTGCGAAGCCTGGCAAATATGATGCGTGTGAAACCTGCGACATCGATTTTGACTACTGCAGCCAGCAAGTGGCCTGCACGCGAAAAACAGAATTGTTTATGCGCCATCTGATCGCCATTGAAAGTCACGACCCGAAAATGTTGCGAGAGCACCAAGCAATGCAACAGGCTAACTTTGCATCGCTAATGGATGACATGTTAATAAGCGTCATTAGTAAAGGTGTAGTGCTAGAAACACCGGCATTTTCATTTGATAAAGACGGCGGCTTTCACCTTGCTCAGTACACTGATAGTGAAACTGGTAAGAAAACCACCATTATGGATACGAAAGCCAACCCTCTGCTTAAGCATATCTTCGACCTAATGAGCAAAAACAATCTTACGCTGGCTGACTTGGGTATGACGCAAAAAGTGCGTGATGAAAATGAAATTCAGATGGGCCGACTGCAGCAAGAAGGCAAAGATAAGCAGAGCCTTAACGACTTCCAAAATAAACAGCATGAATTACTTGATAGCTTGCGCGAAAAAATAGTGAATTCTCAGAATGCGCTTAGCCAAGATGAAATATTGCTAGAACATAAAAAAGCGAACGGCGATGGCTGAACGTGTAACAGCAAAAGAAAGGCAGCGCCTACAGCATTTAGCTGAAAAAGAAATAATGCGCTACAACGGCGACCATTCGTTGTGGCACAAGCACGTTCACGACATAACACTAGACCCAATGCAGGTACTTAAGTGTTATGAAATGGATAGGTACCCAAACACCATCGATAACAGTTGCCGGCGTACAGGTAAAACCGCAGTTAAAGAAATGTGGAATTTAAAATACCTTGCTACGAACCCCGACCAGGAACTGGGTATTGTCGCCCCGAAAGAAGCGCAGAGCTTAGTTAACTTAAATTACCACCTTGATGCAATTCGCCGTTCAGACATTCTCAGTAATTTTGTTGAATACCGGAATGGCCGAAAGCAAATGAGCGATACGTATTTTCGTTTTTGCAACAGAAGTATTGCCCGCGGCTACGGTATCTTTTCACAAATTGACGGTGGCGATTTAACACTTGCGTCGATAGAAGAGGTGGACGACCTCGACCAAGAGCGTTTGAATTCCCGTTTTTTACTAACCATGGGTTCGACCAGGCGCTTAGGTGCAGACGAAAACGCCAAGAACGAACCGATTATAAGAATAACGGGGGTATTTAAAGGGGCTTCCGTCCTTTCAAGCTTACTAGAAACCAAGAAGTATCACTTACTGCCGACGGTTGATTGTCACTTAGGTGTAGAGCTTGGGATTTTAAACGGTAAGTTTATCGACGACATGAAAGTGCAGCTTTCTCCTGAAGAGTATATTCGCCAGCTGCTGTGCATTAATACCAGTTCTACCAACTTAATTTGGGAAAAGTACATTCGTGCAGCCATTCAGATGGGCGCGAAAACCAATATCGAAATGGTTATTCCCGAGCCTGGTACCAGATATAGAAAACGCGGTTTATTAAGTTTTGGCTACGATGCTGCAGGCCATGGTGAGAGCGCTACGGCATCAAAGCATGCCTTTATTGTTACAGAGCAAGTGGGTAACTATGTCGTGTTTGTGTTTGCGAAAACATGGGCCGCAGGTACCGACGATTCGGTTGTTAAAAACGACTTGCTTGCGTTCTGGCGTTACTTTCGCCCCGACTACGCCATAGGCGATGCTTACGGCTTAGGTATGCTTACCCAGTTAAACCACGATCTTTACTATGAAGGCCTCACGCCAGTAGATATTAGGGCGATTAATGATGGTGAGTCGAATGCTTCAGCATGGAATGATTGGGCCTTTGCACCTTTGCGTTTTGAGGGCTCAATAAAACACAGTATGGCGCAAGCATTAAGAGGGGTTTTCCACCACGGCCACGCCGTTATTCCTTACGTCGAACATTTAGAACCGTCGGGCTTAGATATCGATAGTTTAGCTATTTCAGATATGAAGACGTTTATTAAGCAACTGTCGAATATCAAGCCAGAAGAAACCAGTAAGAGTTATTCAAGTTACGTAATGGTGCTAAAGAAAATAGGCGATGATTTATTTGACGCTGCTATGGCGTCTGTGTGGGCGCTTGCTACACGAGGCCAGCCAAAACCGAATACAGCCGTAATGTCATCTTCCCGAAGTCGCGAAGAGTTGCTAGGCACCACCATTTTATTACCAGGGGTATAGTGAGTATGGGAATTATATCAACAATTAACCGAGCGCTTGGCCGCCATACTTCAACTGTAGATACAGTCAGTAAAAGTGAAGCCGCCCAGCACAAAAATACCACGCGTGGCGGTACCACGGTTAATACTGAAAATTACGTAAGACGGTTATACAACGAACTGTATGTTTCCCCCGACTATAAAGCGTCTGTGCACAACATCAGAGAAATGGATCGAACTGACCCCCGTGTTAAACGCATCCATAGACGCATGGCCCGAGATGCAACAAAGAACGGTATTCGTCTGCAGTGGAATGGAAAAGAAAGCGACCGTATTAGCCGGCTATTCAAGGTATGGGTTGCCCGTCTTGGTCTTAATAACCCTGAAAAACTTCGTTCTGATGCTCGAGGCACAGTCATGGAAGGTGCACTTGCAATGCAATGGGTTGTGAACGACCAGCGAAACATGGTATCCGGCCTTCGCATGCCAGCAGAAACCATTCTTGCTGATACCCTGCCCACAGGCCAACTTAAAAACATCGCCGCGGCGTATAAACAACTAGACCCCGTTGGCGGGTACCAAATTATTGCTGAGTTTGCTTTTTGGCAGCTATCTGTCGCAAGGCTTGACCCCGACAACTACGACGATTTTGGTTGTAATGGTCGCCCTTATTTAGATGCCACACGAAAAACGTGGAAGCAGCTGCAAATGACGGAAGACGATTTAGTAATTCGCAGACGAACACGCGCCCCCCAGCGCTTTAGCCACGTTCTTGATGGCGCCACAAAGGGAGAGCTTCAGGAGTATAAAAACGGCATCGAAAACGAAAAGGGTTTAATGACCACAGATTTCTATTCAAACAAAAAGGGTGGAGTAACTGGGGTTAATGGCGATGCCAACCTAGACCAAATTAACGATGTTGTGCATTTACTCGACACATTCTTTAGCGGCGCCCCTGCACCAAAAGGTTTGTTCGGATACGCAGACGGATTAAATCGCGACATTCTAGAAGACATCAAAAAAGACTATTTTGAAGAAGTTGAAGATTTACAGGATGTACTTTCACAAGTTTACTTTGAAGGCTTTCGCCTACAGCTGCTGTTAGCCGGCATTAATCCCGACTCTTATAACTTCAATGTCCAGTTTACCGAGCGCAAAACAGAAACACGTAATCAGAAAGCAGACTTGGCGCTTAAGTATCAAGCGCTGGGTGTACCAGACTCATTAGTATGGGAAACGGCAGGCTTCGAACCTGCTTACGTTATGGATAAAATTAAAGACCAGAAATCAAGTGGTGATCCTTATCCTGGCGAACAAGACGATGATGACGGTACGCCCACTAACGACAGCCCAAAACCTCGTGTTAAAGTTACACCAGGTAATGAGCCTAAAGGTGAGTCTGCAACCTATGTCCGAAACGCTTAAACCCATTGGTGATAATTTAGTTGTTACTGATGAAAAACCGGAAAATTCGTCGTCTGTCTTAGATGTTATTGACAGTCGCCCGTCAAACCAAGCCACTGTATTAGCTGTTGGCGAAGGCCGCGTGCTGAAAAATGGTAAAAGGGCGCCGATGATAGTTAAGGTAGGGGATAGAGTTTTACTAGGTAGGTATGCTGGCTTTAGGTATGAACTTGCTGATACCACGGTACGCCTGCTTTCTATTGATGATGTACAAGCCATATTATGAGTGAGTGATCATGAGTGAATTATCCCGCAAGAAGGTAATAATCAAACGGGCCCAGGCACTGGCGTTAAAAGAGTACTTCGCCCTCGATTTAAACACGCTAGCTGAATTACAAGGTTATTACGAGAGCAGCTTAGAAGAGGTAGTAACCATCTTACTCTTCTATTCCGACACCATAGGCATTATTCGCCTTCAGCAGCTTTCGGCGTTACGCACTGATATAGAACGTGCTTTAAATAACCTTTCCCGCCTTCAATCCGAGCTGTTAAATAACAGCCTTTCAGAAGCGGCCAAAATTGGCGTAAAACCATTTTTATCACAAGCAGCTGCTGAATCTGCGCTAGATATTGCTCAGCGAACCACACGTTTTGTTAAACAGTTCACCGGGGAAGACGGCTTACAATTATCTGACCGACTTTGGATAATTAACGACAATAACAAGAACAAAATATTAAGAGCAATAAACAGCGCAGTTATTCAAGGGCACTCAGCCAGTGAAGCGGCAGCCAGTTTAGTAGCCAATAACGAAGCACCACCCCGAGATATTCAAAACAAGGTAAAAAACGCCTCAGCCGATAAAATAGGTAAGGTGCTTAAAGCACAGGGTAAGGATGACGATGCAGCGTATTGGCAGGCGAGGCGGCTATTTAGAACCGAAATCAACCGTGCCCATGGTATGGCGTATCAAAATAGCCTGGCAGATGATGACGACATTATAGGTACACGCTTTATGCTAAGCCCTAATCATCCACGGGTAGATATTTGCGACATGCATGCCAGCGTAAACCGTTACGGTTTAGGGAAAGGTGTTTATCCAAAGGGAAAAAACCCGTGGCCGGCTCACCCGAATACGCTCAGCTACGTTGAAGCTGTATTTGAAGATGAAGTTACCGATGAAGACCGAGCAACAAAACAAGACCGCATTGAATGGCTAAGTAATCAACCAGGTAATATGCGCATTGGTGTACTGGGTGTTTATAAGAACAACTTGCTGCAAAATGACCTGTTAAAAGAAACCATGATCCGGTCGAAAGTGAAGACCTTGAAAAAACGTTTTGGTTAAGTTAACTTCAGTATATGCATCCAGAGTGCCGTGCACTTGTGTAATCCGAAGCTACATTGTTGTGAATGTGGTTAGGTAGGCGCGTATAAAGTGTTCACTTATAGCACAACCTGTAAGTGACCTCGTTCATAGGTAAACTGTTCCACCTGTCCCCAATAAGTACCGCCGCAAGGTATTGCGTGGACGCCGGACGAAAGTAACCGGCCTCGTATTTTTGCCCTAACGCTGCGTTTTCTACACTGCCACACTCAAACTAGGTTAATAATAGTTGAGTGTGGACATGCCCCAACACAACCGAAAAATCCAATTGGAAGCACCTACTCATACGAAGACGGTGCGCTTTCTTGCCTCTGCAGTTTCGGTGGATGCCGAACAGAAGACCTCAGTGGTTACCATTACCCGCACGGGTAAATTCTATGACCCTCGCTACGGCCACTTTGAAATAAGTACCACTATGCTGCAAAGCATGGTGAACAACTTTAATAAAGGTGTTTATGGTCAGGACATTTTCATAGATAAAGCCCATAACCCAACTGATGGTGCAGCCGGCACAATTACACGCTTATTCCTGGATGGGAACAAACTGCGTGGTGAAGTGGCGTGGACGCCTTTCGGTCAAGAACTGATTGAAAAGAAAGGTTATCGCTACTTGTCAGCGGAATTTATTGAAAATTTCGTCAGCAACGAAGAGCCCCATACCGAATTTGGCCCCACGCTATTGGCGGCTGGCTTGGTGGTTCGACCCTGTATTAAAAATCTAGACCGTGTAGAGCTATCTGAAAGTGAAAGCTTTGATGGCATACAGCTAATTTCAAATCAGCTGGCGGTTACACTATCTGAGGAATTAAACGTGGAAAAACTAATTAAGTTGTTTAAAGAAGCGCTTGCGAATAAAAAGCTAAGCGAAGCGGCCATTGCAAAATGGGTGGAGACTGCCAAAAAAGTACTTGAAGGCATTTCTGATGAAACCCAACAAAAAACGCTAATGGCAAGTTTGCAAGATACAGCATTAGCACTTGCTGAATCTGCACCAGAGACTGTCCCTAACGTTACGGTTAATACGTCTACTGGCTTAACGGAAGAGGCTGTAAAGTCACTGTACGAAAAGCTAGAAGCCGATAAAGCTAAAGCACAGTCTGACGCTCAAACCAAGCGCGACGCAAATGTTAAGTTGTTTACTGAACAGGTAAATGGCAACGAAGGTCTTTCTGATGGCGTAAAAGCGAAGCTGCTTACATCGGCTGATCTTATTACTGCAGATATGACAGAAGGCCAAGTAAAAGCACTGGCAACACAGCAAATTGTGCTGGGTGAAGAGCTAGAAGCGCAAACCAAACTGGCAGGTATGGGTTTTCAGGGCGGCAATGGCCCCATGGGCTCTGTTGTACTGGCGTCTGGTCACAATGCTAATGCAATGAAACTTGCTGAAGATGTGCGTAAGCAACTTAAGCAAACGTCGTCATTCTCAAACGGCTCAATTCGCCTATCTGAAACGGTTGACCCGTTTGTAGATAAAGTACTTACTTTGTTCGATGGTCAGTATAACCAGCAGTTGAACCGCGAATACAAAGTATTAAACGGTGAAGAAGGCAGTATTTCTGATGCAGCGCTACCTTATGCTTTCCGTCGTGAAGTAATTCGTGAAGCTCTGCACGACATGAATATTCTTCAGCTGGTAGCAGCCGAGACAGACCCGGGTGCACAATCAACCACGCAAATTCCGTATGAAGAGCGTAAACCGTTTAAAGGCCGTAACGATGGCTTAGTGTTTGAACGCGGTGGCATTCCGAAAGCAGGTGTTCAAACTCGCTTCGATATGGCATACGTAAACGCAATGAAAATCGCGTTCAACGTGTCTAATGAATTAATGCACTTTACTCGCGTAAGCGGTATTAACTGGGATGCATGGGGCCGTCATGTGGCGTCTTGTTCACGTATTTTACGTGAAATTGTAGTACGTCGCCTAGCTAACGAAATGCTACGTATTTCTGACAGCCTAGCGGCGGTTGAAGTCATTGCAGAGGATATTGCTTCACAGCTTGATGGTTCAAACACAGTAGTGAAAACCAGTGCGTTCCCTGTTGTTCGTCCACACCAGGTGTTTGACCTTCAAGGCAATACCGTTGGCAATACGTCGAACCCAATTACTATCATGTTCGGTTCTACGGAAATTTTACCGTTTGATGGCACGGGTAACCAAGCCTCTGGTACGTATTACGTATTGGCTAACTGTAACTTGGGTTACATTCAGTTTGTTGATGAAGCCGGTGAAGTGGTTACACCTAACGAGGCAAGCGCAACAATTACATACTCTCGTGCAACGAACGTGGCAAAGTTCGACATTGACCTGCCAACAGACACTAAGCTTGAGCAGCACTTAAACGGCTTGCTACGTAAGATTGGTAACCGTAAAGCGGTAATGAAAGACGACCGCTTCCAAGCGCCTAACTTCCTGCTTATGAGCAACACGCTTAACGACATGTGTACCAACGCAGACCAATTCATTGTTAGCCTAAAGCGTGACGGTAGCGACACGAACGGTATGGGTGATTTGGCCGCCATTAAAGCAATGCCAGCATGGTCTACGAATGCGCCAGGCATCGACTTAGGTGACGAACGTATCCTTATGGGCCAACGTGGTACTACACACTATCGTGTAGCAAAAGCGTTTTCTATGAGCGAAATGCAAGAAGGTCGCGACCCTGAGACGGGTGAAATGAACGGTACCAAAGAAGCCTACGGTGAAGAATACAACGCTATTCATACGCCTAAGCCATTGGCCGACCGTTATACCTCGGTCGTTGTGTACTCAGGCACTGGCCGCTAAGCCAGTCATGTAACCCCAGAAAGGGCAGGCCACATTGCCTGCCCTTTTTATTAACTGGCTAAAAGGTAAAGACCATGAAATTCAAAAAAGCGATTTCCAATACCACTGCAACAATTATGTTTGTAGCTGGTAAAATGATTCAACCAGGTGAAACACGTATCATTGAAGTGCCAACGCAATCAGCATCTAGCCAAGTTGCTGCTTCGTCCTTTAACGCGAAAGCGGTATTAGCAACGACCGTTACGAAGCTAAAAGAGCAGCTAGAAACGTTCAGCCAAGACCAACTACAGCAATTAAGTGCTGAAGAAGAGCAAGGGCAGAATAGAAAAGGTGCAATAGATGCTATTTCAGATGAAATTCAAAAACGTGAATATGATAGCGACCTCTCAGAATTTGCCTTAGCACTTTCTGCAGTTGAAGACCTAGATTCATTGCTGCTGGAAGTGTCTGAAGACGAAGCCAAAGTAGCAATGGTGAACGAAGAAATGGCGAAACGGGCAGAGCAACAAAAGAATGTCAATCAATAAAGCTGATCTTATCGCTAGCCTATTAGTTTCAGTATCAAGCAGTACTAAGCTGCTTGATACTGAGGACACCATAGTCACTAGCACCATTGTAGATAACGCGTTAGACGCGCTTTCTCGCTTAGCGCCGGCCACGGGTATCGATACCATTTCTCTGCAATCGGGTGTGCAGGTTTATGCTGCGCCTGACAATATTTGGGCTTACAAAGAAACCACATGGGGTATAGAACAAAGTGTACGCCCCTGGGAGCCTGGTTATATTACACGTCTGCCTGATGTGACGTACAACGAGGGGAATATTTACTTTAGCTTTGCGCCTACCAGTTCAATGATTGGTAACTTAGGCAGCCGGTTTACCTATTTCTATTATGCGCGGTACCAAGTGAACGATGGCGTCATTGAAATAGAGCCACGCAAACAATCACTTCTTCTTTTGCTTTGTCAGATGGAAGTCATGAAGTTGTTAGTACTGCGAGAGCCTGGTACCCAAGTTACTACCAAAGGGAATGCAGGCAAGATTCAGTATGGCAGCCCCAAATTAGCGTTTGAAGCGTTTCAAGAGGAAGCTGGCCGTATAGCTGAAACGCTATGAACGAAATCATTCTAGACCTTAATACTCGCGCTCTAATCAACTATTTAGAGCGCAGTGTTAACGCCATCGATGGAACTACCGCAAAATTACTTCGCCGGTTATCGCAAGAAGGTGTAAATAAAGCCAAGGCAAGTACACCAAAAGCTGAGAGCACCCTAACCAATTCAATTCGCGCTAAGCAACAATCACCCAGCTACCACCAAGTTGTGGCTGGTGTGCACTATGCCAGATACGTAGAAGAAGGAACCGGCAAAGGGGGCTGGGTTCCTGACCAAACTATGCTCGACTGGATGAACGTTAAAGGCATAACCCCAGATAACGAAGACATGAGCATGGAAGACCTGATGTACGTTATTCAAAAGAAGATATTCAATCAAGGCACCCCAGCGCAGCCGTTTATGAAGCCAGCGCTTGAACATATCAAAGCGAAAGCGCCAAGCCTTGCGTTGACCTACTTTAAATCTGCATTAGAGGTTAAAACAAAATGACCCCCGAACAGCGGCTTAACTCAGTTAAAGATAACCTTAAGCAATTAGTGGGCATTCACCATGTCACACGAAATTACAGCGATTTAGACACCGAAATGGACAAGCACGAACGCATTTATGCCGTATTGTCCTCTGGCTTTCCGCAGTTCGGTAGCTTGTACGACACCGAAGACGAAGTGCATAACTTTATGATAGTGGCGCAGCAGCTGGTGAACGAGAACACCACGGGCGAGGTAAAAGAAGCCATTGAATTTTCTATGCTCGAGGTAATTAAAGAATTAGTTGCCCAAGATGGTGAAGCAAACGCACCGCTTAACCTTGAACTGGTCAGCGCCAGAACCTCGCGCCAGATGGATCCTATCCACGCTTGGGTTCTCTTCGAACTGCGCTTTAACGACCTTTAAATTCCTATTTACCTACTGTCGCGCTGTGTTACGCTTACTACGTCGGGAGGGTGGTGAATACAATACCCTTTGGGAAATAAGCTACGCCGTTCCTTGTTGCGGTTTCGAACCTCCTGACATCTTAAAACTATTGCGTTCTTAAAACAAAAAGCGCAATAGTTGACAACGCCACACACTCGCGCTAGTCTTACTGTCAGGTGTAGAAACCTTTCAAACAGCGGAACCCCGCCCCGACAGTATGCGGTTTTTTTGTGCCTGCTATTTATGGCTCAATGCGTTATCCTTACTACGTCGGGAGGGCGGTGAATACAATACCCTTTTAGGGGAATAAACCCACCTGTCTGTTTGCAGGTTTCTAACCTCCTGACCCCCAAGTCTGAATTTAGAAAATATCAAACAGGAGTCGTTTATGACTTATCTACAAAGTAATACCCTCGACAGCCTTGCTGCCTTTCAATGGGGCGATATCGCCTTATCTCAAACACTAATGATTGACAATGTACCCTATGCAACAGGTACTTCGATTGCCGAATGGCTGGGTTATGTAGACCCAAGAGCAGCCATTTCGAAGCTGGTAACCCGCAATGAGTACATTAAGAACTACTCAGTTGCTACCACGCTGGTAGCAACTGACGGTAAGAGTTACCAGAAAATTGTCTATCACCCCATCGGTTTTTTGTTGATCGTCATGGAATCGGCTCAGCCAAAAGCGAAAGCCATGAAAGAAGCAGTGGCGCATTTTGTGTTCCACTATTCAGAGGCCACACGCAAACGTGCCGATATGACCACGTCACAAATTCTGGCCATTTCCAAAACCATTGTGTCTATTGCCTCGCAGTTGGCCAGCACTAAAAATGCCATGGTGTATAAAGTGCTGGAAGCACGGCTTTTACACTTAAGCGACTTAATTGGCGATATGCAGCCAGACTTAAGCCTGCTAACCAAAAAGCCCGACCAGCTAGCGCTTGAGGTGTAACATGGCTAGAGACAACCGCTACCAAACGGCTTTTGAACTACAAGAGTATTTGTTGGGTTTGCAAAGCCTGTTCGAAAATATGAACGACGGCCCCGTTGAACACCTACAAGCCTTTCAAATGGTGCAGCTGTTAAAGCCTGCCACCGAAAAGATAACGGCACTAGTTCGTGCAGAACGCTAAGCCCACCACATTAAACAAGCCCCTCAACACGAGGGGTTTTCTTTAACTTTTGCCCTAACGCTGCGCCCCCCTCATTGCGACACTGAGCACTACAGAAAAAAGGGGGCGACCATGCCTATTACAGTAACCAATTCATCTACGAAGCCAGTGCGAAGCGCCGGCATTAACTTCGCACCAGGTGTAAACACTTTTGAAGACGGTGAGCTTTCCAGTGCCCAACTAGCCCAATTAGCGCCAGTTAAGGCGCTAAGTACAAAGCACACCGCAAAGCAGGCACCTGTCGCTAAAACAGCAAAGGAGCCTAAGCAATGAGTGCTAAGTATCAAAAGTATAAGGTGAAACGCCTTCTGCTCACCATGGCAGTGTTTAACGCTGCAGCGAATCCAGCCCTAGTCATTGGTGAGGATTATATTGCGGCAGGTGAAACGCCGAAGCACATCCAAACCAAAAACGCCGAGCTTTCGCTAGAAATTGAAACGTTAGACCGTGAACTGGACGATGCAACGTTAGGTTATAAGCCCCAAATGCTAGTGGGTCAGCATTTTACTATTTCAACTGAAGTAGAAATTGCGGGTTCCGGTACGGCTGGTACTGCCCCCGTTTACAACGATTTAATTAAAATTGGCGCGTTTTCAGAAACCGTGAATGCTGGCACTGATGTGCAGCTTGAACAGCTAGATGATGATAGTTGGCCGGATGCGACTATTTATTTCTACCACGCTGGCCGAAACCACAAAGTATTGGGAGCTCAGGCTAATGTAAGTGTTGCTGTTGCCAACGGTGCACTGCCTACCTACACCCTAACCATTACCGGTACCTACGGCGGTGTATTAGAAGCGGCCATGCCAACCCCAACCTTTAGCCAAATTAAGCCTGTAAAAGTAGGTAACCAATACACCACATTCACTTTAGATGGCAGTGAATATGCGCTTATTAATTACTCTTCTGACCAAAACAACGAAGTGAATTACACCGACTTACCTGGTTATGAAGGCGTGAGCATTGATGACATTGCGCCAGAAGGTGAAATTGAAATTCTTGTGCCGGCGCACAGTGACTTCGACCCGTTCGCCATTGTAAACAGCGAGGCCGACGTATACCTACCTTTCTCACTTCAGCACGGTACCACAGCAGGCAATATCGTTACCTTTTCCAACCCCCAGCTACAAATTTTAGGTGTGGGCTACGGTGAATTTGAAGGTAAACGTACGTTTGTGATGCCGTATGGCGCCATTGGTAAAAACAAAATTACGGTGAGCTAATGAGACTACAAATTAAACGCAAAGAAACAGTGGTTTGGCCTGTACTGGTCAATGTTCCCACTGATGGCGGCAAGCTAGAAGAACACGCATTTTTTGCCCGGTTTAAGCGTGTTTCAGAACGCGAATTTGAAGAGTTACTTAATAAAGGACAAACCGCGTTTCTCTCTTTTGTATTACTTGACGCAGGTGAAGAAGAGAAGAGTTTAGACGTACTCACGGATGACGATAAAGCTGAGCTTTTATCCAGTACCAACTACCGCGTAGGGCTGTATAACGCGTACTTAAAAATGGATGCGGGTGTAGCGGAAAAAAACTCCTAGAGGCCGCCCAGGCATGGGTTGGCCCTAGCGTCTCAAGTAAAGATAAGGACGAATACATAACGCAGTTACGTGAGGGCTACGGATTGGCCCAGTCTCAGATTAATGCGCTTCTTGAAGACGATGAAGAGTTTCAAGACCGCGAGTTAGAACTGCTTCCAGAAAATATAACCGCGTTTTACTGGTTTTTGGATGTGGACGATTTATGGATTTACACGCAAGGGATACGTGTTGCGTTAGATGTTTCTGCAGTACTGGCCGACGCGACCGCAAGCGAACGTAAGTACACCAAGCAGGACTATCAAAAGCTACGAATCCTTAGCCGGCATGTAGTATCAATTTTAAGCGAGCGAGCCAGTGAGCAAAAGTGACCTAGACATTATGATTAACCTCTTAGCGAATACCAAGGGTATGCGAAAAGAGTATCAACAGGCCATTGCTCAGCAGGTTGCACTTAACCGTGAACTGACTCGCGGTACCTCAGAAAGCACCAAGCAAGCGGGGAGTTTTACCGCCCTTGAAGCTGTTGTAGGTAAGCTTGATAACCATCTTAAGGAATTAGTGAGCCAGCAGGCTGCACTTAACAAGGAAGTTAACCTTTCTAAACAGACCAGCACCGCTGCCCGTGATGGTTTAGCGCGATACGATAAAACATTAGATTCGTTACAGCGTGAAATTCAACAAGTCATCGCCAGTCAATCTGCGCTATCACGCAGCTTACGTACTACCGATACATCGGCCGCTGCCGCTTCGCGAAATATTCAACAATTAGAGGTACAGGCCAGAGGGTTAAGCACCACTATGAGGCCTCTTGCCGGCTACTTGGCTGCTACGTTCGGCGTACTAGGCACTGTAAATGCTGCCCGAGATATCAAAGATACACTTGCTGAGTATCAGCAGTTTAGTACGCGCCTTCGCTTTTTGAGTGAAGATACCGCCGACTATGGCCGTTCTATGGCGTTTTTAACGCAGCTGGCCGATGAACACGGCAAGTCAGTGTTAGTCATGGGGGAAAGCTACGCCAGCCTCGCTGCACTGCGCAAAGGCGACATTATTAATCAACAGCAGCAATACCAGTTGATGACAGGGCTAAGTAATGCCCAAAGCGCACTGGGCGTAAGCACCGACAAGCTGGGTAACCTAATGTATGGTTTGGGGCAAGCACTTTCACAGCCTACAGTCCAAACCGCTGAATTTAACCAGGTAATGGAGCCTATGCCTGGTTTAATGCAAGCCATTACCAAAGCCGCTGGCCTGCAAGGTAAAACTTACCGTGACCTGGTGCTCGAAGGCAAAGTGACCAGCGCCATGTTTCGTGATGATCTTATTAAAGCGTTAGATGAATACGACGGCGCCGCGAAAGCCAACATAGATAACATCACAGCACAAGAAAATGCCTTAGAGAATCTACGCATACAAACCGTTGCAGCCTTTGAAGAGCCCATTAGCAATGTGTATGGCGAGCTACTAGAAACCACAGGTGAAGTACTTACATTTGTGCGTGACAATGCACAAACCCTGACGACTGCAATTGAAACTCTAACCGCCGTAGCACTAGTACGCGGTGCAGCTGCTGTAAGCAATTACAGTATTAGTTTAGGTAAAAAAGCCGTTGCCCAGCAAACAGCGACCGCGGCCACATTGGCCGCCGCTAAAAAGCAGCACGAATATAATTTATCTTTGCAATTGGCCGCTAAGCGCTCACTGGAAGTCGCCAGCAACGATACATTAAGGGCGGGCGCATTAACTCGCCTAGCAACGGCAAACCAAGCTGTATTGGCTAGCCAAAAGGCGGTAAATATAGCTACTGCTCAGTATTCTGTTGTAGGCCGTGCCGCCACTACGGTTGCCCGTGGGTTGTGGGCAGCGATTGGAGGTATTCCAGGCGTATTACTTTTAGGAAGTTATGCTTTGTATGAATGGGCTACCGCCGCCGACGAAGCAACTACTAAAACAGAAGTCTTGAAAGGGGAAAGTTTCAAGTTAATGACTGAAATCAGTAAATTAATTGCGGAATACAAAAGCCTAAACCAAGCTGGTAAGGCGTTGCGACTAGATGATCTCACTCAAAAAGAATATCTAGCTAGAGAACGACTGATTGCCTTAACAAAAAAATTGAGAGAGGAAGAAGAGAAAACTGACAATCTTAGGCGTAAAAGAGCAAACCCACTTGTGGGGCAGTTAGAAGAAGAAATCAAAGAAGTTGAAAAGCTTCTAAACAATTTAAGTAAAAAAAGAGCTGCATTGTTTGAAGAAGGGCTTCCTCAAGACGGCTGGCAAGCACCAACTACACAAAATACTATTGGTTCTGAAACCCAAGAGCTTATCGACAAACTAGAACGCCAGCGCATTCTTTACGGTGCTGTAGGTGAAGCTGCCCGTATTGCCTATGAAACAACAAAGGGCTCCCTTAAAGATTTATCCGATGAAGAAAAACAGGCATTAGTGGCCGCCGCCGAACGCTTAGATGCACATAAGCAAGATATCGATGCAAGAACAAAACAAAAAGAAGCCGTTAAAAATCTTGAAGAAGAAGTGAACAAGCTGATAGCGAAACAGCATGAAGAGTTGACGCTGTATGGTGACACGAGCAATGAAGCCCAGCTGCGTTACGATATCGAATTTGGCGCGTTGAGAAATGTAAACGACGAGCTTAAGAAAAAACTGCTATTACAAGCCCAAGAGTTAGATAACCTAGCGGCGGCCAAGGCGTTACAAACGCGAGTGGAAAGTATCGCTACAGCGGTAATGACGCCAACCCAGCGAGAAAACAACACGCATAAAAACAATATCACCGACTTAGAAACCTATCGAGATAGTTTACCTCAGAGCGACTTAGCCAAGCGTCAAGAAATTAACCAGCTTATTGAAGCGGAACAACGCCGACACTCAAATGCCATACTGGAAATTCAAAAAGGGGCTAAATCTGAATTTGACGCCATGTGGTCAGATACCTTTGACCGCTTTGCATCTGGTGTGGGCTCGGCAACAGCTGAAGCCCTCTTTGAAAGTGAAAATTTAGGGGATGGATTAAAAACAGTATTCCTTAGCATGGGGCAACAAATTGTCGCTACGTTGGTTGAAATAGGCGTGAAGCGCTTAGCCCTAGCCGCTATTAACTCAACGGCGGCAACAACTGAGTCTACGACAGCGTCAGCGGCCGCCGTAGGCAGTGCCGCTGCGATAACCGGCGCAATGGGGCCGGCGGCAGCTGCCACTACATTGGCAACGGGGGGTGCCAACGGTGTGGGTTCCCTCGCCACAATCGCCGCTGTTGGCGCAGCTATAGCGGCTATGTTCGCTGGATTCTTCGATAAGGGCGGGAATATCCCCTCGGGCAAGTTCGGTATTGCCGGCGAGTACGGCCCCGAGCTTATCAAGGGCCCCGCCACCGTAACCAGTCGAGTCGATACAGCAAAAATAATGAATCAGCGGGCGGCAAATGAAAGCGGTCACCAGTCATTGGTTATTCAAGACAACAGCACATGGAATGTGTCGGGCGGCGATTCAGATGAAGTTATCACTAAATTAACCCCTCTACTTAAACAGCAACAGAAAGACACGCTTGCGAAAGCTGGTATGCAACTTAAGCAACGTAAGGGGCCAGTCTACGACGGCTATAGGATGGCACGATGAGTTTACCTATTTTCCCGCGACATATATTGCCCAGTAGCCTGCAGTTTAAAATTATTCCGAACAGCGTGGTTAACACGGGGCCTACACGTGTATCTGAAGTGTGGAATCGTCCTGGCGCATATTGGGTGTTTTCCGGTACCTGGTCACGAGTGAGATACACAGAAGGTAGGGCATTAAGTAATTTCATTGATGCGCTAGACGGCAGCGCCGGCGAATTCATGATGTGGGATTCTACGCATACACAGCTAGGCGATTGGAACGGCACTATTGTTGTGGACGGTTCAACCCAAAGCGGCACAGCACTAACGATACGTGGGGCAGTTCCTAACACGCTTATTGCGCCAGCTGGTGACCGCTTTCAGTTAGACAGCTATTTGTACAAGTTAGTTGAAGATGCTGTAGCAGACCAGGACGGCGAATGTACGCTACGTTTTCGCCCGCAATTGTTTACGGTACCCACCGACGGAACCGCCCTTGTCGTCAATGATCCTATGAACAAAATGATGTTGCCCGACAATCAACAGGGGTTAAGTTTTGCCAATCGTAAATTGGTATTGACGGATTTCAGCATTAACGGATTTACGAGTATTCGCCCATGAGACACGTGGCACCTGAAATAGAAGCCGGCTTAGCCAACGACAACAGAATGGCCGTTATCATGGGCGAACTGACGTGGCCGACAGGCACGGCGCGTTTTCATAATGGAATGGGCACCTTGATATGGGACGGTGAAAATTATTACGGTCTCGGTGGGGTAGGCAGTATTGATGTTATTAAAGAAGGCGACGCGCCAACCATTAAACTGAATATCTCAACCAGCGACACCAACCTAGTGGCTGAAGCCTTACGAGACGATGCAGCGGGCGGTGATGTCCGTTTATATTTGTGCGTATTTAATGAAAATCAGCAGCTGACAGCCCGACAACTCATGTACGCCGGCTTAATAAATAAAACCCCGGTGCGCTATAGCGATGCAGTCACAATATCGGTGGATGTCAATAGCTACGCCCACCGATGGAACCAACCCAAACGTTATACAACGTATAGTTCAGCCAGCCAGCGTGCCGTTTACCCTGACGATAGCTTTTTTGATGATGTGGAAGCCGTAGCAAAGGGACCATTGAGCAGTTACAGCGGAAGTAATTCAGTCTCGGGCGGCAAAAATTATAAGTACCCAAGGAACCCGTAATGAAACGATACAGCGACTGGACAACCCGCTTAACACAGTTCATTCAAAGCAGAAAGCACACATCGTTTGAGTGGGGGGAAAACGATTGTTGCCTGTTTGCCGCTGATGCGGTGATAGCGATAGCCGGCCACGATTATGCAGAGCAGTTTAGACAGCAGTACACCAATGAAATGGGGGCGCTTCGAGCGCTGAAACGAGCGGGCTATACGTCTATTGATGAAGCGCTAACAGGCTTGCTGGGCGCACCATCACCACGGCTTTCCGTGCGTCGGGGCGATGTGGTTTTGATAGAACACAATGGGCAAGACACAGCCGGCATTATGTTTGGTGATGTTGTGGTACCAGGTGAATCGCAACTTGAAACATTATCACCGTTAGCAATAAAGAAAGTATGGAGGGTTGCATAAATGCCAGCCGTCGTAGTAGGTGCCGCCATCGGTTATGCAGCATTTTCAGCCAGCGCAATAATTACCGTTGGCTGGGCGATTGCCATTGGCGCTGCCAGTGCACTCGCCTTCGATGCATTAATGGATTCTATGATCCCTTCCGCTGGAGGCGTTAGCACAGCTAGCCAAGAGTTGCGTACGGAAAGTAACCCAGCCCGCCTGATGATTGTTGGGGAAGCTGTTACTAGCGGGCCCATAACAAAATACGAAAAACGCACCTTTAGCAAAAAAGAGTATCACTTGTTTTTCACACCGCTCGCTGCCCACCCTTGTGAAAGCGTTGAACTATACCAGTTAGACGGCAAAGCGAAATCTGCGCTGCAAGGCAGTGGCTATCGAATAGAACTGGAACTTGGCGACCAAACAACGGCCAATCAAACCGCACTCAGTGAAATGCTGAATATTGATGCGTCCTGTGTAGGTTATGGCGTCACATATGCGTATCACAAATACGAAATTAACCCTGATATTTTTCCCAACGGCGTTCAAGACGTAAAGTTTAAAGTGAAGGGGCTACGCTGTTACGACCCACGATTAGACAGCACGGCGGGCGGCGATGGAACACACCGCGCTGACGACGAAAGTACATGGGAATGGACAGATAATGCAGCATTAATCAATTTTTACTGGAAGCGCTGGGGTGGCGCTATTGTATTGCCAATTGAAATGTTCGATTTGGCGAACATAGCATTTGAAGCGAATTTGTGTGATGAAGAAGTCACGTTTACAGATAAAGCAGGCGTGACGCACACAGAAAAACGGTGGACGTGCAATGGTGTTATTGATATGTCCAACGGCCAAGCCGCAGTGGAAGAAGAGTTACTACGTTCTTGCGGGGCGCGGTGGGCAGAAGCTGGCGGTAAATTCTGGTTAATTACTGCAGCGTATCGTGGCCCAGCTACCGTTACGCTGACTGACGACGATTTAAAAGGCGATATAGACAGAGAACCATATGCGGCATTAGAAGACCGTTGCAATGCGGTAGTAGCCGCATTTATCGACCCCAGCGCGTACTATCAGCAAACAAATTGCACCGAAATATACAGCGAATATTATCGCGATGTGCGCGACAAACGTTATTTGCAGCATGCCCGAGAACTGGGCTACACAAATACCGATACCATGTGCCAAAGGCTAAACCGCGTTTACATGGAACGTGCAGCCGCTGGTGACACATTGCATATTGTTGTGGGGTATAAAGGTATCAAATGCCCGCCAGGCAAAGTGGTGAATGTTAACTTCGAGAACTACGGCATTCTGAACAAAGAATATGAAGTGTTCAGCTATGAATTTGATAGTGAAACCTTCCTTTGGACACTCACATTAAAAGAAACAACGGCTGAAATTTTTGATGACACGGTGATACCTGCCGAGCGCGATTTAACGCCCAACACCGAGATAGACAACACGCAAGTTGTTGCACCTACGAATCTTAGTTATACCCCTACGCCAAATGATGCATGGCGGCAAGGTTCGCTAACGTGGGAGCACGACGCCCCCAGTAGCGTGCGACGCTATATTGTACTCATCACAAAATACCCAGCCGACGACTGGCAGCAGGTTTACTACCCCACAGATGCATCGCAAGACATAAGCAACCTGCCTTTAGGCGATTACAGCGTAGCGATTGCCGCAGAAAATAGATTTGAAAAAACCAGTGTGGCCACACCAATTCTGTTTAACGTTGGTGCCACGTCGACACCTACCGACGATGTGGGTATTACAGTCTTGCCAGGCAGAGTGATCGTAACTGCACCTACTCCACCGAATGGCAGCGCTACGTATGAGTGGCGCTATAGCTTTGACGGTGATAGCCAAAATCACTTCGACAACGCGTTGCCGGCAGGCGAAAACTTGTCAATTACAATCAATAACACGCCGCATAACGCTACGGTCACTGTCTGGTACCGACTGGTGAACGCCGTAGCCGCCGATCCAAATTGGTTGTCGGTCACTATTCCCAACTTGGTAGGTATCGATGCGCAGGACTTTCAACCTGACACGTTTGCACAAATCCAATGGTCTGGATTGCCCGCTAATTTGGGTGAAACCATTAACGCAGTGACTAACGATATCGAGAATTGGAGTACGCAGAGCAACGAACTGGGGGGAGATTACGAAACGCTAATATACAACGTGACAGAAGTGGCCGCAGCTAACCAGGTTAACAGTTTAGAAATTATCGCTGTTAAGCAAAAAGTGGGTGACACCAGTGTGCAGGCGCAGCTTAGTGAGTTTAAAAACGTTCAAATTGGCTATGAGGACGAGAACGGCGATTGGATAGTAGGGGCGCCACTTGCGCAATCTTTCCGCGAATTAACTGTTAGCAATGCAGATGGTGAAGAAATTAATGTAATTAACTACATGCAAGCACTAGAAAATGCAGTGGGTGATTTAGAAGGGGCGTTCTCACTGGGTATTGTAGATGAAAACGAAGAATTTACAGGGCTGGAAATTAAAGCCGGCAATAATACCAGTAATGTTCACTTGTACATGGATAACCTCAAATTCGCCAGCCAGGCCGGCTTAGTTTTCTTCTCATTAAATACCGTGACCGGATTGCTGGAGATAGGCGCGAATACTGAGTTCACAGGAACGTTAAAATCGTCTCGGAAAATAGACCTGAGTACCGAGTCGATGAAAATTGAAGATGCGGCGGGTTTTGGCCCAGATGATTTATGTCTCTGGAAAGGTGAGCCGATATTAGATGCTAACGGAGACCCCGACTATAGCCAGCTAACCAAAGCGAACGCGGTGGTGTGGGAAGCCAAAGATGGAACTACGTATTTGGGGGGAGGCCTTACAATGTCTGGAGTCCTGGAAACCAGCGCCCTTCGGGTAGGTTCAGGGTTAATGATTTCAGACGCCAATAAGACCGCCA